AATAATGCAAGTTTAAAAGTGTGACCACCAGATGATTCAAAACTGTGTTTACCTTGTAAAAGTTCTTGTTTAAAACTTGAACATATTGCCGATGTATTTGCCATAACTTATTCTCCTACGGGTTTGCTGAAGTTACTGGTATACGAACAGCGCCATCAGTGTAGTCATCTCTTCGTCTTCTACCAACTTGTTCGTTAGCAAACTTCTGTACTTCTTGTTTATATTTATTTTCATACAAAGTCAACATGTCTATCGGGCCTTTTAAAAACCCATATGCCTCTGATAAACAACAATATAATAGCCCATTTGGAAAATTCATACTAATATAATTAGTATCATCATTCTCTAAAAGATCAGGCATTTTATTAAAATGAACTCTAAATCTATATGTTGTATTTGGTGTAGGAGCTACAAATATTCTACCTGATGTAGTGTCAGACTCTCCTGTAGCACCACCAAACGCAGCATAATATTTAGGTTGACCTTGAGCTGCTGATGTTCCTGTAACATCTTGATACTCTTGAAGATATGTTACATCTTTCTTTTCTAACCATCTATTAGCTCCTGTGATTTCTGATCCTGCCGTATCATAAACCTGTATACCTCTAATAAATACAGCTCCTGCAGGACAGTTAATGGACTCTTGTCCAGCAACAAAATTACCTACTTGTTGTTTTCTATCTGCATCGATAGGCACATCTCTAAATATTCTATACTGTGCATTTAAAATTATATTTTCTAAAACAGCATCTGTTAAAACATTAGAGTCTGTTTCAGTATAACTTCTTATTTGTGTTTTTAATCCTGATGCACTTAATCCAGCCATTATATCTCTCCCGCTACTTCTCTACAAATCGAACAACTTTTTTTATATCTTACATGTGTTCCACATTTTATAGCTTTTCCATTTTCATCTGAGTATATTGAAATATCAGGTTTTTTAGGATGCAACATTACTTCATGAGGATCCATTTCTTCTGCAGGAGTAAACCATCCTTTAATAGTATTTAAAATTTTTTTAATCATGAGCTTAATGTAACTGGTCCTACTGAATTACCAACTCCTCCTCCTTGTACATTTCCACTTGTAGCAGTATCTGTATCAACTGTAAAATGAAAAAAATTCGCTACGGAATAACTTGATGTATCTGTTCCTGGTGATCCTGATCCCGTATCACTAATATAACGTCCTGTTGTAATTGTATAACCAGCCGCTTTTGCAATATTAGTTCCTGTAATGCCATCAAAACTTCCAGGATTTGCAAAACCTTTAACAGGAGTTCCTGCTGCTCCTGTAACAGGATTATAAGCTGAACCTGTTCCTGGTGATGTTGTGGTTGGTCCACGAAATCTATATGTATCACCACTTGTTAAACCGTGACCTGGAGCATTAACATTTATAATTCTAGAACCAGCTTGATAAGTTGTAAATGGATTTGGTTTTAAAAAATATGGAACTGGGTTTTCTGTTCTTCCTGGTCTTACATTACGTAATGATATTGCATCACCATTCATTGGTTTTGGTTCTAATTGTGGTTGTTTTGGTTCAAACTCTGATACATGCACAAAAGATCCATTCCATTCTCTAACCATTTCTTTAAATGGAAACTCCATACCAGATCTATCTGATATTGCTTTTGCGTATTTTCCTGTTGCGTATTTTGCCATTATGTTCCTGGGTAATAAGCTTTCGGTGTTATGTATGTACTAGAAGCAGAACCATCCTCTGCTAGTGCTCTAGCTAATTCATCTTCATAAGCTAATTTTGTAGCTTGCATAAGTTGTGGTTGATATTTTTGTGATAAATAATATGCTAATCCAGATATCATGCATGGTACAAATCTGAATGGAACATCTGTTGCATTAGTATAATCACCTACATCTTGAATTCTTTTTATGTAATAAATATGCATGTCTTTAGATGCATTTGTAGAATCTGGTGTTGGATAAACGTGTATTCTAACTTTATCAATAAATCTTTCTACCCAATATTGATTGGGTGTGCCTTTAGATAATTTGTTAGAAAAACCTGCGTAAGTAGACCTATCTACTTTTGTCATTGGTGAATCTGATTGTGTTGTTTGTGTTCTGTTTGATCTTAACTGTGCTTCAAGAACATCAGATATTCCATAAACATTTGCTGGTGTAGAAACAGCACTTGTGCCATCATCACTTGATCTAAAAAAATCATAGTCTGATTGTCCTTCAATTAAATCAATATTAAGATCAGCTATTTCCCAATAATGAATACCTCTATTACCCCATTCTTGAAATAAAATATTAAGAGATCTTCTTGCAGATTTAAGTTGATAACCTGCAACATTTTGCAATCCAATACGTTCAAAAGCATCTTCTACTATTTCATCAATAGCAAAAGTTTTATCGAACGTTGCTGTTCCCGAAGTTGTATTAGCCATTTACTATGCTCCTGTAATTGTCATGGTAACACTTCCGTCTGTACCAGATGTTTGTGTTAAAGTTGCACAAACTCCATTTTCAAACAAAATACCAGAACCAGGTATGTAAACCTCTAATCCTTCTGTTTCAAATTTATAAGTCGCTTTTAAATTACCAGCTCCAGCTCCACTTGTTGTAGCTGAATCATGTAATAATAAAACTGAACCAGCCTCACCTCTTCCTTGAATAGAAGTAACTCTTGTTCTAGCTGCTCTTAAAACAGATATTGCACCGGTAGTTTTATTCAGTGTTGTTTGATCTGAATCCATATTTTCTCCTTAAAATTAAATGTGGGGCCGTAGCCCCACACTAATTAATTATTACGCTGCAAATGCAAACGCACCTTTAACTGCTAAAGGATCTTTAGCTGAGTCAAGGCCGATGTGCCATAAACCTTTTTCTGTGCAAGAAAAGTATAAGATACTTCCTATTGTGAAAAAGTTTGTAGTTGCATTAGCTGCAGTGAAAACTAACTGACCTTCGCCTGCTGTTGATGTATCGTAAGATACATTGTCAGCTGCTCTAGTTTCAATTAAAGTTCCAGTAACCCATGCATCTGTTCCATCTGCATTGATAGTTAAAGTGTTAGTTCCTCCAGTTGTATCTACTCTTTGAACGTAAGCTACTCTTGTTCCTACTGTAGCTGCTGGTAAATTCATAGAACAAGCTGCTGCGCCTGTAAAGTTTACCGTGCTAACTTGGTCTGCTGGTAAAGAAACTCCTGAACCTGCAGAAACTGCAGCATGAGTCATACCAACGAAATCAAATTTAACGTTTAGGTAGTTAGTTGTAAACGCACCTGTTGATGTGTTTTTTGTTACATGTTGGAATCCCGCTTCCGATCGGACCGGTCCCGAAAATGTAGTATTTGCCATAATTATCCTCCTAGTTTCTGAACGTAATCTCTAGGCCGTCGACTATACTCGTTTACGTTCTAATTAATTGTATAGTAATAAAACTATAC